ATTAATACTTTAAGGGCTGGCGGTACTCCTGTCAGAGATTCTACAGGGCAAGTTGTCGGGGCTGTATCAGGTGGTAATGTTAAAACATATACTGGTAGACCACAGTTTAACCCTTTAAAGAAAACAAAAGCTAAAACTAAAGGCACAACAGCCCCAGCTAAAAGTACAACAACTGTATTATCGCAACCTTCCACAACCACAGCCACGCAAGATGCTTCACCAGTATCACCTTACACTAGAACCGTTAGCCGAGGTAGAGGCGGTATTGGTAAAAGATTTGGTGGGGCGATAGGTACTATAGATACACTTATACGATAGGAGATTATTATGGGTTTTATGAGTCCACCAAGAACACCAGTTATGCCAACACCGACACCGCCTCCACCGCCAGTAGACACAGCTAGGGCAGCAGTGTTAGCAGAAGAAAACATGAGTGAACAAATGAAGAAGCGCAAAGGTCGCGGTTCTACTATTGTAGCTGGTGCGTTAAGCGACCAAAAATCACCAACAACTGGTACACCAACCTTGTTAGGATAAATTATGAATGATTACGTCAAGAGTCTAGTAAAGCGTTTTGAATATATCCAGATGCAACGAGACAACTGGGATACTCATTACCAAGAGTTATCTGACTATATGCTTCCTAGAAAAGCGGATATAGTTAAGAAGCGTTCTCGCGGTGAAAAGCGTATGGAGTTTATCTATGATGGAACTGCATTACAGGCTGTAGACTTACTTTCAGCTTCCTTACATGGTATGCTTACAAGCGGTGCATCCCCTTGGTTTCACTTAGATGTTAAAGACACAGCTATTAATCGTGATGATGATGTGCGCGAATGGTTGCAAGATACCAGTATGCGTATGATGAGGGCTTTCAGCCAATCTAATTTTGAGACTGAGGTTCACGAAACATATGTAGACTTAACTGTGTTTGGCACAGCTTGTATGTTTACTGAGATAGATAATAATAATCTAAGGTTTAGCACCAGGCATATATCTGAGTTCTATGTACAAGAAGACCAGTATGGAATGGTTGATACTGTATTTAGAAAGTATCACACAAGTGCAGTAGCAGCAGTGCAACGCTTTGGTATAGATAATGTTAGTGACAGTATTAAACGTGTTTATGAGAAAAAACCTGACGAACAAGTTGAGATATTACACGCAGTAACACCTCGTATAGATAGAGACACTACAAAGCGTGATAATAAGAATATGCCATTTGCATCTATTTATATTTGTATGGGTAGCAAAATGGTTATGTCAGAGGGTGGCTTTGAAGAAATGCCATATGCTGTACCACGTTTCTTGAAATCAACTGGCGAAGTTATGGGCAGAAGCCCTGCTATGGTAGCACTGCCAGATGTTAAGATGCTTAACTTAATGTCTAAGACTATTATACAAGCAGCACAAAAGACAATCGACCCACCATTATTAGTTCCTGACGATGGCTTTATGCTACCAGTAAGAACAAACCCAGGCGGTCTTAACTTCTATCGTGCTGGTTCAAGAGATACAATTACACCTTTGAATACAGGTTCTAATATAAATATTGGTTTAGCTATGGAAGACCAGCGAAGACAGGCTATACGTTCTGCGTTTTATGTAGACCAGTTACTTGTTGGTGGTTCTCCAAACATGACAGCCACCGAGGTTATTCAAAGGCAGGAAGAACGCATGAGGGTGATTGGTCCTGTGCTTGGAAGGCTGATGAATGAGATGCTTCGTCCACTTATAGACAGAGTGTTCGCGTTAATGTTAAGGGCAGATATGTTAGCCCCTCCACCAGAAATACTACAGGGCAGAGATATTGATATTGAGTATGTATCTCCATTAGCTAGGGCGCAAAAATCTAGCAGTCTTAACAATACTATGAAGGCATTAGAGATACTTATGCCGTTATCACAGGCACTACCTGTTGGCGACCATATCGACCCTGATGGATTAGTAAGACATATTACAGATGCACTTGGCGTTCCTAAGACTACATTAAAGTCACAACGTGAAGTTAATCAAGTAAGACAGGAACGTGCGGCTATGCAACAACAGCAGATGGAACGTCAAGAAATTTCGCAGGACGTTGCTGATACAGCACAGGCAGCGCAAGCAGTTAGGATGGTTCAGAAATAATGGTAGACCCAATAAAAGAACAAGAGAAACTCAAACAAATGTACACTGATATATTTAGCACAGAAGCTGGACAGAAAGTGTTACAAGACCTTGAAAAGCGGTGTAACTACCACTGGACAAGCTATGTAGCTGGTGATGCAAACGCTACTACATATGAAGAAGGCAAACGTGCCACAATCTTGCACATACATCAAATGATAATTAAGGAGACATAATGTCAGAAGAAGCAGTCGAACAGGTAGACCAGCCTCAAGGTACTTTGTTGGAAACACCAGCAGAAGTAGCGCAGGGCGGTTCTGGTAACGATTTTTTAAATATGATTCCAGAAGAAATACGCAATCATCCAAGCCTATCCCCAATTAAGGATGTAAGCAATCTGGCACAATCATATGTAAACGCACAAAGACTAATTGGCGCAGACAAAATACCTATGCCAGTTAATCCAACAGATGAAGACTTAGACCGCATTTATGAAAGACTAGGTAGACCAGAATCTTCTGACGGATATGAGATAGCTGTAGATGGGAATATTGTTACAGAAGATGTAGCTAACGGTTACAAAGACGTAGCACATAAACTTAGACTAACACCTGACCAAGCTAACGGTGTTTTAGAGTATTACAGGTCTATGGTTAATACTGGTCAAGAAGAAAACGCACAGAACGCTGAATACGAACGTGGGCAGATAGAAACTCAATTAAGGCAAGAATGGGGCAAAGCATATGAAGATAAAGTGCAAGCCGCTGGTCGTGCTGTTTCAGAGTTTGCATCCCCAGAGATTTTAGAGATGCGTTTGTCTGACGGAACTATGATTGGCAACCATCCTGAGTTCATCAAAGCGTTTGCAAATATAGCGGATTTCAGGCAAACTGTAACCAGCGAAGACACTATTTCAGAAGCACCACACAACCATGCTATGACCCCAGCAGAAGCACAAGCAGAGATTGATGCTATAATGAATGACAAGTCTAATGTGTATTGGGATAAGTCAAACATAGTTGGAAGAAAAAAAGCTATGGAAAGAGTGTCAGATTTGTATGGTATGATTTATGGATAGAGAAACTATACTTGATGCCAGAATAGAAGTTATGCGTATAGTGCTTGATAACTGCACACAACGCGAGATTTTAAATCCAATTCCAGTTGCTGATAAGGTTTGGGATTGGGTTTACCAGGGTAGCGATAAGTTATGTACTTGCCGTCCTGAAGACAATCGGAAAGACGGTAGCCACATGGAGGCTAAAAAACCTAGAAGTGTCCGCAAGGGTAGCACATCGCAAAGTGTATAAATGTAATCGTGTGACAAAAGGAGATATATTATGTCTACACAAGTAACTACAGCATTTGTACAACAGTATTCTGCTAACGTGCAGATGCTTGCGCAACAGATGGGAAGCCGTCTGCGTGACACTGTACGTATTGAGAATGTTGTTGGCAAAAATGCTTTCATCGACCAGGTAGGAGTTGCTACAGCGCAGTTGCGTTCTAGCCGTCATGCCGACACACCACAAATGGATACACCTCATGCTAGGCGTAGACTATCATTAGCATCATATGAGTATGCTGATTTAATTGACGACCAAGACAAAGTTCGTATGTTGATTGACCCAACATCATCTTATGCACAAGCCGCAGCAGCAGCTATGGGACGTGCAATGGATGACGTAATCATTTCAGCATTTGACGCTGCATCATCTACTGGCGAGACTGGCTCAACAAGCACAGCTTTCGATACAAACCAGGATGTTGGTGTAGCTGTTGGTGGTGCAGCAACAAACATGAACTTAACAAAGCTACGTGAAGCAAAGAAATTGCTTGACCAAGCTGACGTTGACCCTTCAATCCCACGTTACATTGTGGTTGGTCCAGCGCAAATCCATGCGTTATTGGCTGACACCAGCGTAACATCAGCAGACTTTAACACTGTTAAGGCTCTGGTACAGGGTGAGATTAATGAGTTCATGGGCTTCAACTTCATTATGTCTAACCGTCTATCTGTTGATACAGATAATGTTCGTACCTGCTTCGCCTGGGCGCAAGAAGGTTTAGCATTAGGTATTGGCAAAGATGTTTCTGCAAGAATTGACGAGCGTGCTGACAAAGGTTACGCAACTCAAGTTTACTATTGCATGGATATCGGTGCTACTCGTATGCAAGAGAACATGGTCGTTCGCATCAAGTGTGATGAAGACGATTTAGATGGCGCAGCAGCGTAGAAAGGAACTAGATTATGGGTACAAAAAATTCTGATTTAGTTGCAAATATTGAGGCACTTCCTCAAGTTGCAAATCCTGCCAGCGAGTTAGGCGGTAAAATCCGCGTTGCTCAAGGTAACGTAGCATTGGCGGCAACAGACACTAACGATGACGATATCGTTATGCTTGCACCAGTACCAACTCACGCTACCATCACATCAATTCGTGTTGG